TTGCCATTTCTATGTTAGCTCAAGCACTCAAAGACTCTGCTAAGACAGCTTTTGCAGATGATGAAGCTAAGGAGAGAAAGGAAGATTATCTTAATGATTGGCAGAAGTTTTTGAGAGGTATATATGGTTCAGGTGCTATAGGTGTATTTGAACGGCCTATAGACTTCCTAATGCCAATATACGGTGCCAGATCTACAGCTACAGGTAATGCTTTGGGCAAAACCGGTATACCCTTTGTGAAAGGTATAGCAAATGCTGTTATAGGTGAAGCCCCAGGCCTATCCTATTTAGATAGTACATTCAAAGCTGCCCATAGTGTAGCTACCCAAGATGAAAATGCTCTACGTAACGTTATTAAAGTAACCCCCATGGTAGCACCATTCAAAGACTGGTGGGCACCGTATAAGGAAGGAAATTAACAATGGCTAAGTCAGGTTATAATGCAAGTGCAGTAGCTCAGAGTCGTGCTGGGTATGCACCCACTGAATATGATAAGATGATGGGTTCAGTAGTACCTACTATGCCTTCTGAAAGGATTGCAGGGCAGATACCATTACCCTATGATGAGCAGCAAGCTGTACCAGTCACAGAAGGTCAGATGGCAGAGTATGAGCAGGCTGTCCCACCAAACGGTTGGGCACCTGTATCATATGGCCCTGAAGGTCCACCAGCTCCCGTTGCACAGCAAGCAGAAGTTCCAATACAAGCGGGTAGCAATGTAGTACCTATTATGCCGATGGAGCAACAGGTTGTAGCGAATCCTAATAACACCAACAATGTGGTATTACCTACAGATAAGATGACAGGTCGTAGGGGTTTAGATAACATCGAAACTACTGCACAACCTTTCCAACCTACTGCATTTGATCCTGATGAGGTCGTACGTGACCCTAATACAGGCCTCGAGCTATCTGTAGAGGCTAAGAAGGCTTTATGGGATAAGGAGCAGAAGTTTCAACAGGAAAGAGTAGCAAATAGTAGTATGGATCTCACCGCTACAACTAGAGAGGAAGTGAATGCGTCTATTAATAATAACCGTATGAATGGCCCTAAAGAACTTGGTGCTGTGTTTACACTGGGTGAGAACCTAGCTAATGCTTTACTCGCATTTACTGGTTTTTTCTCTACACCTGACAATGCTCCTGATATTTTTAAGGGTAAGGATGTAACACAGATATTAGCTCATCAATTTAATACAACAGCCTTGAAAGTTGTTAACGCTGCAACAGAATCTGCAACTAAGGTGTTAGCAGCTATCGGTCAAGCTAAGTTGAGGGGTGCTATCAGGCAGGAGGTGATAGAAGGTGATTTCGATGTGGATGCCTTCTTTAGCGAGAGCGGAGAGAGTGAGAGTCTAATTAATGATGCCGATGGTACCATGGGTGTCGAAGTGGAAGCAATGCACAGATGGTTAGCAGCATCTACTGACAGTATCATAAGAGGTTCCGACCAAACCCCAAGTCAGTCACAGGGTGTGGGTAAAGCTGGTTATATCTTAGCACAAGGTTTAGAATCTGCTGGTTACATTATGAGAGATGATTACCAACCTTTAGATGTGAATACAGGTGAACCTAAAGGCCCTAGGATTAAAGCTTATCTTCTTACTGCCAAAGGTAAGGCTGCTGGTTCTTCTTTAATGAACTACACTACTCATAAAGGTATGAGGGGTGGTGCTTCTGCTATGTCAGGTAACACTACTGAACATATAGGGGCTTCACAATTAGTGGCAGGTAAAGGTGATAGTAGCAGGGCAGGACGTGATCAACCCGGTAATAAGGGTGTGAAAGTTATGCGTAAACTAGGTCGAATGATTAGTAATGCTATTAAAAGAGTAGATACTAATATGGTGGCCTTGTCAAGCACTATGCTAGCAGGGCTAAACACTACACCATCGGGGGATGCTAACTCTTTCCTTAATCGTTTTCATGCTATGGCTCAGGATATACTTAACATAGACCAGAAGACAGTAATGGAGGCAGAAGAGTTTGGAGGTAAGGGAGTAGAAAGGAATATACCTATAAATGAATCAGCAAAAGCTAAGAAAGCTAGAAATGATATCTCTAATATCAGCCAATTACATGCACGTACCCCTTTACACAAGACCCCTAGTTTTGTAGACCCTTCTTCTTGGCGTAACTATGGTACTGTGTTTGACTCTAATGGTCAAGAGTCCATTACTCATCGTAATGTTGTTGTTGGTATTGCACAGTCAGTAAATATAAAAGGTATGATGCCTGCCAAACTCAGTGATGGTAGTGAGTTGGTTACCAAATCACAGATGGATGCCTACAATAAATGGATTAAAGGTGACTACCCAGCCAGCCCTACTGTTACTTATGTGGCCCATATGATAGCACTAGGTAATAGTTTAGTTCGTGGTTCTAGGGATTATAGCAATCAACATACTCTGAATCAGATGAATGGTAACACACTACTAGAACACGCTAGAATAGGTCGTTCTATACAGAAGTTTATAGATATTAACGGTGAAGTGCAAGCTACCCTTATTAAAAGTCCTGAGGAGCAAGGTAACCCTGCTGTAGAAATTAATATGGAAGGACTCACAGCTACGGAACAAGGTGATATCTTATCTGTTATGGAGAAGATAATATCTACTGGTAGTGAGAAGGAGTATGGAGCTATATTTAGGGGTTACATTGTTGCGGCTCAATATGCTGATGCTCATGCATCTGGTAAGAGTTCTATGTTTGTATCATTACCTACTGCGGCAGATATGAAGTCTGCGGGTCGATTATTCTCAGCTGTAGATATTATGGATGATGACACAGTATCCCGTGTGGGTATCGCTATGAATGCTGTAGCTGATGGAGCACCTGAGCATAGTGCCTTCCCATTAGGTAACCCTAGGCTGTTTTATACGCAGACATTAATAGAAGCTTTAAGAAGCCCTGATAATGGACCTAGTGGTTTCCCTAGAGGTAATGCGGATTTCACAGAATTCACAGCGCAACAATCAGCAGAAGTTGCAACATTACTTAGTGCTATGATGGACAAACAAGGCCCTACCTTTGCTGATATGACTGCTAAGTTGATACTTATGGTGGCTGACTATGGTAAGGCGGCAAGTCAGAATACTTTCGAGGTTAGTGTATTCTTAAGGAAGGCTGAAAAGAATGATCCTCAATTATTTGCTGAACTTCAGAATATATTTGAAGGGCAACCAGAAGGGGCTATAAATCAGTTCTTCGAGGAGGCTATGTGGAGTGCTACCACACAGATAGTTAATAGTAAGAATTCTGGTACTATAAAAAGAATGGCTGAAGCAATGGCTTTACTTAACGTACAACCTTACTACATAGGTATCGGTGGTATGCGTGTACGTATTGGTAGAGGCATACAAGAGGTTATGCCGGGTTATACTTTCACCTTACAAACCCTACATGGGTTAGAGGTTACTAATCTACAGACACAGTATAATGTAGATGATCCACTTCAGAAATCACCAGCTAGAATGTTGGAGGATGGAAGAACTTGGTATACACCTGGGGTTGCTTCTGCGGCAGTTAACGCTACAGCACCTGCAATAGGCCACTCAAGAGAATCAGCAGCAATGGCATTAGCCTTATCAATGGTTGTAGATAGACTTGGTGAGGGTATATTTATAGATCAGGTGTATGACTCTGTGACGTTAGAGCCGGAAGCCGCTGCATTATATAATCATTATCTTAATGAGATAGCCTTGTTTGAAGTATTAGCTGTTAACGATGCACACCAACTATCTCTAGCTTTTTGGGAAACCATGAAGACTGAGATAAATGGTAAGCCTGCTGATAAAGCAACAGGTGAGCCAGCTATAAAAGGGATATTGCATAGAGATACAGTGACAGTTGGTCCTAGTGGAGAATTCTCTGGTTGGACTACTAAGCTAGATGAGGAATGGGCAGCGTTAACCACACCTCATGATAAGAAGCTAATTAAGAGTCAGAAGTTCTTAAACAATATAAAAAGTGCAGAAGGTAATCTAATAAGGAAATTACATGCGGCTCAAGAGGCAGGCTTATGGAATCCCCCGGGCGACCGAGATATAACCCATACAGCGTATAGTAATAAGAAAGGTGTACCTGACAAAACCTATACCTTCACACCCAGAACCCCTAACTTGGATATATGGCTAGTGGATGGTAGAAAGTTTGGTACATGGTTATCTCTGCATGTAGTTAAAGATCTTAAGAAGAAAGGAGAAGAGTTGTGGTCCCCTAGCGACAGTAAGCGTCGTATAGAGTTCATAAAGCGTATGATGGCTGTCCAGAATAAGGCATTCCAATCACAAGGATTAGATTTTTAATTAAGTAATATCGATGTAAATAAAAAACCCCCACAGGATATCTAAGAATTAACTTAGGTATCTTGTGGGGGATTTTTTTATTTCTTGTTCAGTAACTCTGTGTAGCCTTTTCTAGCGGTAGCATAGTCTCGATTAGCGGTTATACTAGCCTCACTAGGTGCCATGCCAGTCTTAAGGTAACCTTCTTCGTTAGTCTTACGATAATGTTTCATGACAAACTCAGGGCCTTCCTTAGTGTACAGCAGACTATCAGGTATAAACACCTCTACTTCTGCCATATCAGCTTGCCACTCCTTGTCATCATAGTCGTAACCCCTAAGGGCACTCTTGTTGTAACTCTTTTGTTCAGCCATTAGTAAAGCTCCCTTTTGCTATCAAATATACCATATACAGTGCTAACTATCAGTATCGGTAACCATACAGCTACTAAAACCATTACGATAACCATATTAAACCTCCATCCTCCAACTATTAAGTAAACCTTGGTCTGCAAGCAACAGTTGGATATGCTTCAGGGCTTTAATGGGGTTTTCATGTGTAGATATATACACACTATTAATTTCTCTGTCATACATTAATGCCGGGGGTAACCCTTCCTTTGCACAGTATGCTTTATCATCTATATTCGTAAACCCACGAAGATAGAGATGATTATAATTTTGTTTAATCATAACACCTCCTAACAAAAGAAGTAATCAGAGTGTAACACTTCTGATACGTCTAGTGTACCTTCTACAGGTAATTTAATGTTGCCCATATCTGATTTAGATAAGACATTGTCTCTGATATGTTCGAACTGACCTTTGGGTCCATACATATCTACGAATACTTCTTTAATAATAGTTGATAGTTCTTCTACATCACAAGCATGGGTAGCAAATGAATCATGTACCGGGGCTATCTCTCCGCTAAACTTATCTACTACTAACGCCATATGAGATGCGTCTTGTGAGTGTATATAGTTAGGAGCTATACCCGACGCATAACCTTGTTTGTCAGGTATTGTGGTCTCCACAGCTAATACATGCTTAAGTCTATTACGTGAGCTTATTCCCTTTAATACAGAGTCTATTTTCCATTCCTTCATAAGGTAGGCTCTATACTTCACAGGGAATCCAGAGGGGGATACCCAACTTAACTCCTTAGCACCATTACCTTTGGCAATGTAACTAGATATCATGTTGAACTTCTGGCTTAGCTTGTCTAACTCGATTATGTCTTCATTAGACTTTAATTTCTTACGTTGAATAACTTTCTTAGCAGCTATCAACTTACTTCTATCATGTTTACTAACAGATTCACCTGTTAATTTGTGTAAATAACCTGTCTCACCTAACTCATAAGCAGCTAGTTGTTGGAGGAAAGTTTTGACCGTATCCGCACTAGGGCATACTGAATTAATAGCTTGTATAACAGACCTACTGAGTAGAGTACAATCAAACATATCAATGCTGTATTGATTAGTGAAACCTTCGGTGTAGCAGTCTTCATACATATTATCCGCTATACGTGAGGTCCCAGCAGCATACTGTCGTACCATAGTGGCACGTTTAGTAATACCTTTTCTTATGTGCTTCATAGGTATCTTACGTGGGGTGAACCAATCGGGTAAGCTATCTACTAACACCTTAGCCACCTTGATATACAGATCACAAGGTACATCTGTCTTAGTAAGCCCTACCATAGCACCTGTTATTGGGTCTTTACTCATTGCAGCGCTGTGTTGAATACCATTGCACATACCATCAATGGGTATGGGGAGGTGCGATATAACTTCTTCCCCTTCTTCACAGGAATTCCATGCTAACCACTCACAGGCACATGCAAAGAATACTATAGGCTTTTCACAGTCAATAAATTGGCCTTCAATAGCAGTAGCTAGTACCATATCATAGTTTTGTTCTAACCACCTAACCCTATCATCAAGGTTCATCTTATCTACAGAGATAGATTCTAACCCTTCCTTCTTTAATAGTGCTTTATAATCATATTCACACCAAGAAGGGATAGATTCTATTGCATACGATTCATTAAAGCTATTAGCCGTGTGTATAGCCAACCAAGTGACACCTTTAGGGGTCAGGGGCTTTCCTTTTCCGAATTGTAGCAAACCTCTTGCTAGATCACCTCCTTGATAATTCAGGAACTGCTCTCGGATATAGTATCTTCCTCGATAGTCAACATCAACTAGCTGGAAGAAAGGCTTACCATATCCTTTAAGGGTGCTAGCCTTCTCTTTAATGATTTGAAATTCATAGTTTTTACTACGGGCTTTAAGTACTTTCTTTTTCTTATTCCATAAATCTACTTCAGTAGCGTAGCAATTCTTAGTTTCCTGGGTTTCTTTTTTCTTTAGCGCTGTATAAGCTTTACGTACGGCTAACATAGAACCCGCTTCAGGTAAGGCTGTTTCCTTATGTAGAAAGTAACCTGTGTTACTCATCATAGCCTCATAAACACTTTCGTTGATAGACCACTTCATTTTATTTAGGGAGTTAAGCGATCTAAGCCAAGGTTCATCGATGTATTGTGGGAACTCACGTTCATCTTGAACACCCCATCGTTTAATTGCGGGGTAACCTAGGGTGTTTAGCTCAGTGATGCTCTCAGGCTTATGTAGAACAGTGTTGGGTAATAGCGCATCCCTAACAGAGTTGGGTACGTCACTAATAAAGCCCCATAGAGGACCCGGAGTGACCACGTAGGGGGCTGTGATAGCTCTGTCGGAAAATCCTTCTTCTCTAAATGTAGATATACAATCTTTAGCTTTGAATGCTTCTACAAACAGATCACCAAGGCGTATGGCTTTATCTTTAGGTAGTGGGGTGCCACCCATATAGGCACTTAGGGTTTCCCCGATAGATACAGATACCGAGGTTAGCTTAGCCATACCTGCTATGTCTCCATTGGCATCTCGTGAGAACTTTAATTGCATTTTCTCAGATGCTAGGTATACCATAGTAGGTAGCTTGAGCTTATAGTCAGGGTAAAAGGCTAATACTATGCACCCGGTATTGCCTCTAGGGCTGTTGGTGTTAGCTTTTTCAATACGTTCAATCAGATATTCAGCTATTTGTTCGATTAAATTCATCGCTACGCTGCTCCCTTAGAATGATTTTAGATATTTAAATACTTCAGTTCCTTCGCCATAAGCTATTGCTAACTTAGGCTTTGACAGTATTGCTGCTAGTACATCCTCCTTGGGTATCTTAGTTGATTTTATAAGAGGTATTATATCTATATCCTCTAGTTTTTGCTCGGTATGGGTACCAAATGCTGTTAATTTATACGATAATTCGTACAATAAACTATCTAGAGGTGATATTAACAACCCCATATCGTCTACTACACAACTTTCATATCGTAATGGTTGCTCAAGTTCTGGTGAGTCTATCATTAATATATCTCCCTATCGATATCTATCATTCCAAATGCAACACTAAACACCATTACAACTACCCAAATACCTAATAAAATAACCATTAGAAGTCCTCCTTTACTGTGTTAATGCTTGTTAATCTACCTGTATCAATGTCATATGATGCGGCACCTGCACTACCTGTTACTCCTGAGAATCTATTCTTAAGAACAGAGAAGTTTACTGTACTACGCTTGATTGGGTCATCAGATGTTAAGTCTCTAGAGAATCCTATGATATCAAAGGATACTTGTTTAACACTACCTGAACCTTTAATATCATCTAATGAAGGCATTTTACCTTCTTCAAAAGACTTACCTTGTAGACCTGTTTTACGTAGGTGACTGATTAAGCCTATCCACACTTGATGCTTGTTACAGATACGTAACAGTTCATTCATCATTCTATCGGTGGCTTCGTTACCTGTTAATTTCTCTACGCCTTCACTTACAGCTATAGTTAAATGATCAAGTATAAGATACTTACAACCCATCAGAGCTAGGTATTCAATCTTATCTACTAGACTACCATCAGATACAGCGCCTTGGTGATCTAGAAGAATTAAGCGCCCATCACTAAACACTTCATCAAACGCTTTTCTTTCTTCTTCTTCTGTAGTATCACCTGTAGACATATCTTTCATAAGTTGCATACCTATGAATTTACCAGCAGTATAGCCGACAGATTCTTCTAGAGATATCATACCAACTTTCTCTTGGGTGGTACTAAGAATGTGTAGTACAGTTTCTTTGATGATGCTACTTTTGCCTATGGAAGTACCTGAAGTAAACAGGGTTATCTCACCTTGCCTAATACCTTTAAGCTTTTCTTGTACAACAGATAAGCATGGTGGATAGGGTATGGTGGGGATTTCCTTCTTGTCACGATAGGCTTCCCATATAGATTCACCTGACATTATACCAGCAGGGTTATAAGGCTGTGCATTCCAGATAGCTCTATTGACTTCCATGAAGCCATGCTTAGTGTACTCATCTGATGCATCTTTTTCTTTACCTTTAACTATCTTAACCTTGTCGTAGCCACATATTTTAGCTAGCTTTAATATAGCTTCTTCACCTGCTTTATCAGCATCCATCCACAAGCATATTTCACCGAAAGATCTTAGCCATTCTCGTTGTGCTAGAGGTGCTTTCATATTGCTTGCTGATGCTAAAGAGACTACAGGGTATATGGGTCCTTTCTGTTCATAAGATTCAGCTATGGCGAGAGTGTCTTCTTCCCCCTCTGTTATTACTAGTCTTTTTCCTCCTCCTGCGAAGTTCTGTTGACCGAATAACTGATCTCCCATATCACCTTGGAATCTAAAGGTTTTAGGCATTGTTCTTACTTTGCTACCTAGCTCTTCTTGATCTTTGTGGTAGGGATAGTAGACAGTATCTACTTGACCATTAGAATCATAGGAGCTTCTAACTCCAAACATCTCGGCTACCTTCTTACCTATCTTTCGTTTAGCAGCAGTACCATAGGGTAACCCACTCACTGGTATTACTGCATCTGCTTCTATTTGCACATAGGACTCCTTAGGCTTTTCACCTTCTTCATAGTTGTAATAATTTGTAGAGCAGCTAAAGCAATAACCTGATAGACGATCATCGTCTTCTAGGTATACTGCAACTGCATCTGAACTGTCACATTTGGCACAACTACTGTGCCTTTGGAATAGACCACTTCCCATAACTTACTCCTTGTTTTCTTGTATTTCTGTTAGTGTAAAACTAAGATACTCTCGGCCTCTCCCTACTATAACTTTAGTAGCTGCGATCTTCATGATCTGTTTATCATCGAAGCCGAACCATCTTTGTAATACATCTAGCAGTGTTTTAATGGGGTTATCTACATCACTTAATGACGTAGCGAATCCCCACTGAATGTCAAGCTTGAATCGCATTTCTGCAACGTTACGATTCGGAGGTATTTCATAACCAAATAACTCCAACGCCATTAACTCTTCGAACTTCCTATACTTGGCGCTTTTCTTGCGCTTCAAAGTATAAGCAGCGTTAATCGATAAGGGTTTTACGGGGCATAGCATATGCAGTTCCCATAATTCCTTACTGTAGTTAGGCATTCAGTATCTCCTTTTTACCTGTTTGCACATTATAACGCTCATTGGGTTCCTGACGGATATAGATCAGGTCAGTCATAAGCTGACAATACTTTAACCATTCAGGTTCATTAGACAGCGTACGATAGGCTTCTTTTACAACAGATAACCTATTGGACGTTGGTACCATTAGCAGGATTTTCTCAGCCTTCTTGATACCGATACCTTTAATACCGGGTATACCGTCTGTACTATCACCTGTTAACATCTGTAAGTGTAACAGTAGATGCGCACCGTCTATGTCGGCAGGGTGGTGTATATCTTTTTGAGGGTTATACACTGGTACAGGTACAGTCCGCAGATCTTTATCTGGACTGATTATGGTACCATTGTTAGCCATTGCAAGATAGGCTACTACATCATCAGCTTCTTCACCATCAGCTTTAATAGCCTTATAGTGGTTAACCAATCGCTCGTATACAGCATCCATGATAGCTTTCTTTTCAGGGTCTTCTTCAGACTTTCGGTGAGATTTATACTGTGGGTATATATCGTGCCTAAAGTTTCCTTTACCCTTAACTACAAAGGTTACATCATCTATATGTGCCCATAGTTCTGCTAAGACTGCCTCTATAGAATGGTCTAGTTTCTCTAAAGCTTCTTCAAGTGTTTTATCACCCCAAGAAGCTACATATACTAATGCATCAGCATCATAGTAATATTTCATCAGTGAACCTCCATTATATTGTTGTAGCTTCAGCATTATTATAATCTGGGTTGGCCCCTACTAGAGAGCAAAACTCAGTTATAGCTAGTTCTTCGGCTTCTTCTTGGCTGATAGCATCGATATAAATAGTACGTTCTATGCTACCTTCTACAACATTAATTATAAAACCTTTTAAGAATTTCTTACTAATTGGTTTACTATTCATTAGTGTACCTCCAGATAGTCATTACCACATTTAACATCACCAGCGCACATAAGAGTTATGCCAAATTTCTTAGGTGTTTCTTCAAAGCAACGTCTTATAATTCCTTCTGCTTGACCAGCATCAACAGGGTCTATTTCCCAGCTACACTCATCGTGATACGCAAGTAATTGTAAGAACTTTATACCAGCGGCTTCGAATCCTTCATTGATATCTACTATAGTGTGTTTGAAGATGATAGCTTCTGTACCTTGAATAAGATAACAAAATGCTTTATAGCTTTCTTCTACGATAATCTTTCGACCATCAACACCATATAAATATCCTCTCTGTGCTGCAACTTGTGATCTTTTTGTTAGATCACGCAGAGTAGGCCATCGATTAAGAAACTTATTCTTGGCTTTATTACCAGCAGATTCAGGTATACCTAAGATGCTAGCTAGTTTACGCCCACCTGCACCGAAAGCCCATGCAAAGAAGAATGGTTTAGCCTCTGCTCTAGAACATCCTATTGCATCAGCGTTCTTCTGGTGTATATCACCTATGGTAATTTCTTTTATGAACTCTTTATCTTTAGTAAAGTGTGCCATGATACGGGCTTGGTAAGATGCACCATCTGCTGATATGATTGTTTTACCTTTAGGGACTTTGAATAACTTACGTATTTCAGAGCCATAGGCAGCTTTAGGGGAAGGTATATTAGCTATACCGATATGTGTTTGCCTACCTGTGGCAGCACCTATATCTATTACATCACCATGAAGACGACTATTCCAGTACATCTTTTCCCATCCTGTTAGTACTGATAGCCTAGCACGTAGCGTGAAGAACCTATCTATCATAACACCAGTTGGCCCTATACGTGTTAAGGCACTGGTAGTTAGTTTAGGTGAGGTCTTTACAAAGGAACCATCTACTTTCTTGAAGTTCCAGTCATCCCATACAACACCATTACGCTCTAGGTAGTCTTTCAGATGATCTTGATTGCCTATACGTGCAGGTGTCAGTACACTCCGTTGAAAGTTGGTACCGGGTGCTATAGGGGGTGGTACCTTCAACGCATCGGAAGGGTCTACATAAGTACCTAAGTACTCACCTAAGACTCTGGCAGATACAGAGGTGTACTCGCCATTCTTCTTATACTTAGGTGATTTAGGTTCCTTATCAATCATTATTGTTATTGAGCCAAGGAGGGGTTCTACAGTTTCTTCAATGTGGGTTAATTCATCTTGAATTAATTTCATTAAATTTAACTTACCTTCTTGGTCAAACTCCCAGCCGTTAGCACATTGCATGGCTGTATAGTGAGACATTTTATGCTCAATATCAATAGCTTGTTGATATTTACCTGAAGTATTACTTAGGATAATATCAGCTTCCTTGACTATTCTATGATAGATAGCTTCGTTTACAGTGACATCCTGTATACAATACTCCATCATTTCAGGACTGTATTCAGACCAGTCATTATAATCACCTTTGGGGAAGTTCAGATTCTCACCCCAAGACTTCATACTATGTTTACCTATTCTGTTGAACTGATTTAAGCGTGACATGATTAACGTATCATAGATCTTTTCACAGGGTATGGTATAACCTAGTATCTTTGTGATAGCAGGACCATCAAACCTTATGAAGTTATGACCTATGATACGATCAGCAGCTTCCATATAGGGGATAGCTTCAGCATTATTAGGTAGATTGTCATCATAGTCTGAGAATGATAATGTACTACCATTTACCTCTTTGATTGCTATACACCAGATTGAGGTTAATTCTGTTAATAACCCATCAGTCTCAATGTCTACAATTATATTTTTCATATAACCTCCTTAAAGGTCTTGGCCCTCATTGGAGCCACCTAGGTTAAGCTCTTCGGGGGTAACATACCCATCATTGATAAGTACTTGCTCTAGTGAATTTAATACATCTTCAGCGGTTTGGTGACCTCTTGTGTATTGCTTTACTAGATTAATTACTTTTTCAGATAACAGTTCTACAGTACCCATGCTGATATTCCCCATAGAACACCGATAGATGCAACACCTACTGTAAATCCTAGCAATCTATCACGCCCAGATTTTGCTACTAGATAATTAGGGCAGCGGCTACCATGATCTCTACGATAGTTGGCACGATTTTTACCAGTTTTACCGCAGTGTTCACATTCCCAAGGCTTCTGGGTACCTTTAGTTTTACTATTCATAATTATTTCCTCTTTTTAGAATAAGGGGCCATTGCTGACCCCACAAGTTTAAAAGTCCGCAGCTTCTACTGCATCACCTTCAATACCGAAGTCATCACTATCAGACTTTGGCTCATACTTCACTAGATCGGTGATCTGTATAGCCAATAACTGTACACCAGTGCCAGCTTTACCATTAAAGTTATACTCGTAAGAGAATAGCTTAACATGGCCTTTAGAGCCGTGACCAATATTACGTGGATTGATAGCTGTTTTAGATTTAGCTGCATCTAATACTTCTGGAGCCTCGTTAACGTCACCTGCCTTGTTGGTGGTAGGGCGTTTTACGTTACCGAAGAAGTAACCATCGTCATGCTTCTTAATACCAACACCTAGATCAGTTAGACGCTTTGCAGTGTCTTGATCGTTGGTCCGAAGTTGGACATCCCAAATATCATTGCCGAATGGGGCATGTGGGCTAGCTAAGTGAGGATAGTGGAATTCCACATCACGGACTACTGCTACTTGGGTGCTGTTTTTCTTTGTTGCTTTTGCGTTCATAATAATACTTCCTATTGATTGATTTTACTACGGTTTATTCTTTTAGAAGAGAATCCTCTAGGTAGAATCACCTTTTACCATTGTCTTCAATGTCTTTATGAAGACGTTCAAGGTACCATAAGGCCTTACCTAGGTCTTGTAGTACTGCATCTTTCTTACCTAACCTGAACATATACTTATAAGCATTAGCTAGACTAGCTGCTTGAGAGCCTTTCCATCCTTTAAGCACATGGTCCATGATATCAAAGTATTCAAATCCGGGCACAATTTCTTTATAGTGACCGGGATTGATAGCTGCTTGTCTTAGACTTAGCTCATGATCTGATGGAAAGGTATCATTTATCTCAGCGAGTGTCGGTTCGCCTCGATTCACATTACCCAACTCATCGATCAAGTCATTGGTCTTAGTTTTTTTCGTCATACTATTTACTCCAGTTGATCCCTTCTCTTAAAGGGTGCTATGGTTATACACTAAGTTTCCTTAGCATAATGGTTTTCATCCGACGCTTCAAGGTCGATGCAGCCCAGTTGACGGTCGTACCTGTACATGACTTCCAACCATCGGTGGTCATAGTTCGGACGACATAACGGGTTTCATATCTTAAGAAGGCTGGATGTTTGAAGTCGTGGTATTTTACTAGCGTACCTTTGTCCGGGATATGTTCTTCTTCCCATGCTTTAGCAACTTCTATTTGCTTTACTCTAGATATGGGTCTACGTATAGTAACAACTTTAGTTGCGTAGGCTTCATAACCCTCAGGTGTGGTTGGTAGTTGGTTTGCATCAAGCACCATTGCTTCTCTACCTGCAATATCTTGTATGGATAGGTCTTTTCGGACAACTTTACGGACCCACGATGGACCGATTTGTATACTATAATGTAGGTAATTCATTATATTACCATTAGTATTATACTCTAACCGATGTAGATCACCACCAATATGTATTTCAGGACAATCATGGTTGCTTAGTACTGTGGCGGTTTTTACTGCTATCTCTTTTAGTTTATTTAAACCTCCATGTCTATCATTGCCATTAGGTAGCTTCGCAAGTGATTCTCTTGCTACTTTCATATCTCCTATACGAGATAGTATGGTATTATAAGCGCTTCGGAGTAGTTCATGGGGGATGTAGTTAGGGTCTTCTGTACTGATATCCCCCTGATACCCACCCCATCGATAATCATCACCCTTTACTTTAGCTATATCTTGAGGTTTTATTTGATATAATCGTAGCAATGTATCTATATCAGTACGATAACTTAGGACTCGTGTATTAAGCTTTACTAAGTCTGTTCTTTGATGCTCTAATCTACTCATTTTAGATTCCTCTTAAGTCTAGAACTTTACCGAAAGGTGCTTCTTGAGCACCTGTTGAACACCATAGTACAGGGTAGTATGGTGCTTGATCTGGGAAGTTAGAAGATCCTACTTCCATATCAGAGAAGTATATCATTTGATCTATTTCCACATCATATTTTTCTACATACTCAAATACAGGTTTGAAGCAAGTGCCACCTCTACCTGTTACATGAAGTTCAGTGATATCATCACCGGGGTAGAAGGTAGAAGCACTGCTTACACCTGAGTCATTGTACAGTATTGTTATGGATTCATAGCCACAAGTTTGACTAATACTGTTTAATTCAGATAAGAAGGATTCTAACTCTTTAGTTGATACTGAACCAGATGTATCAAGCCCACATACGATATTACCCATACCATGATGGTCTGTTGAGGGCATATAGATATCATAAGCACTTAACATTTTCCTATTAGGCTTTCTCCACGTTTGGTCATCAGGATTATTACCGCGCAAGGTGTTTTCCAATACCTCCTGCCACACTACCTTGGGCGCTCGGATTTTATCAACTAGCTCTTGCAACTGTCCAGGTATATGACCTTGTTTCTTTGAAGCATCTTCAGCAGCTTGAGTAGCCATTTGTTCAATGTCTGCTTTAAGCTCTGATTTCTCTGCATCTGACAGGTCTTTATTCTCATCAATATGATCGAAGATTTCAGCTATAGTGGGGTCAGCCGCCATTTGTTGATACTTTTCTTCTTGCTCTATGATGGAGTAAACTTGTTGCCAAGTCATTCCTTTGAACCTAGCTTCAGGCATTATACCTTCTTTAGGCAGTTTGTAGTTGCATTCGTTTTGTACAACTTCATTGATAACAAAGTCCATAGCTATGTTAGCTAAGGTTTTATTCTTATCTCCTAGAGGTATACAATGTACAAACAATACATGTAATATCTCATGACATATAAGACCTACAGTTTCTTCTTCAGAGCAGTTATCAATAAACTCAGGTGACCACAATATAGACTTACCATCTGTACAAGCGGTAGATATACGGGGTTCTGGTCTTACGTCTAAGCGCAATGCACAAGATCCAAAGAATGGATCTTCACAAGCTAGCTTAGTCAAGGCTCTACTTATTTTCAGTTTTGCTTCCATCTTTATTCTCCTTAATTAATAACCAGCCTTCATCACCACACCATTGATAAGCTGTACCCCAGTCATCAGTGGCGGTACCGGTGACAGTGAAGGCTATTTTCTCTGCGTACTGTAGCAGGGCGACGGCATCACCGGGTGTTTTAAATTGGATGCGCAGTTCATTTTCATCACCACTCATAATGGCGTTATGATCATTTCTTGCATTCCATTTGGTAATGAAGTGATGCTCGAAGTTAGTTCCTTTCGGACAACTTCTAAGTATATTCATCCACCAGAAACTTGAATTACCATCTTCATACTGTTTGGTTAGTCTCATTTTTGATTGGACAGCTTTTAGGAGTATGTGTCTTGCTTTATTTTTGGCAACACTACCCTTTGCTGTCAGGGTTATATCTATCTTTGCTTCCATCTTTTTGTACCTCTTCCATTATTGCCTTTCTTATAGAAGGCCAAGGTACTCCCAGTTTATAGAGTACATCACGTTTATTACGGGCAGCTTCTTTTTGATCTTCTGGCAATTCAGCAATGTATTTTTGCACTTTACTACGGATAGCCATACTTGTTTTAAAGTTTGCGTAATGACTGTTTTCTGTATTTGTTAGTAGGTCGTTAAGGAATTTCATTTATTTCTCCTAAGATCGCTACTTTAATACCTTTCCAACTTATTCCCATCTTATACAGGACTCTAAGCTTTTCACGTTGGGCTTCTTGCTTTTCTTCAGGTAGATTGTTAATGTGTTTTAGTACTCGATGACGTATGGCGTTACTTGTCATAAAGTCAGTATAATCATCATGGTCAGCTTGTCTTATAATTAGCTTGTCAGTCATTTATTTCTCCTCTAATTTCAGTTGAGTTATAATGGTATTCATATCTATACCTAATCTATGAAGAACTAATAATTTTTCAAACTCCGATATAAACTTTTCAACACATAGTCTATTTGTGGAGTTAGGGTTATTAATACTGTAGTGGCCTCTCCCTGCATTCCATAAATTATGTAATTTTATAGTGTTGCGTATTGAATCCTCTGAAGGCATCGAGTGTTTCGATACCTTCATTAGATTTTCTAGAGTATCCATAGGGTATCCTATAGTAGAAGGTCTTTACCTGTTGACAGTAGCCAATCACTGATAGGGCCTTTACCTTTGGCTAGATCAGGCTTACGTTTGATTGCAGTACGTATAGCCATGGCAGAGAATTCTTTCTTCTCGATACGATCTATCAGAGTAGTGAAATTCTTGGCTGAACTTTCAGTAACGTAGGCAGCTATTGCACTACAGAAAGCATACAGAACTGCAGGTTTCTCAGGTATCATAGCTCCTAATGGATTAGCTAAAGACTTGATAGGGTCTGGTAGATCTCTCATAATCTTAATGAAACCTATGAAGTCAGCACTTGCTGCACTACCGACTTGACCTGCTAATGTAATCATTTCTAAGTCTGATGGTAGACCTAGACCTACAATGGTATTAGCTCTTTCCCATGAACGTGGTGAGGGCGATACATTTACGTTAGCATCGAACATAGATAGGTATTCAGGTCTATGTAATAGAAATCCTGTAACCTCTGGAGTAAAATCTCTCTTGAAAGCATAATCTAAGAATGCTTCCGTATCTGGTTCGATATCAAAGTGTGTAAGACGATCTTTAAGGTGACTAGGCATTGCGTTAGTACCTGCTCGTGAGGCCATAGGATTACCTGCACATACTACAGTCCAACCTCTTGGTAGTTTATGCTCACCGATACGACCTTCGTTAACTAACTGAGCAGCAATGTTTTGGTTGCTAACAGGAGATTGTGGCAATTCATCTAGGAACAGAATACCTTGGCTATCTTCTTCAAAGGCCATGAAGAAAGGTTTAGCACGATTATATTGCTTTCGATCTTCTGATAATACAGGGAAGCCGCCTAACTCACCTGAATCGAATTGTGCGAATATTACTGTTCGGCACTCGATGTCTAGGTCTTCGGCTACTTGTTTAACGATAGCAGATTTACCTAATCCGGGAGCTGAGTGTAGCATAGGTATTAGTTGTAATTCTTTTGAATCTGCATTCAAGTTAAATTTTACTAAACCTTTTACTACTTCTTTTGCTTGTGAAATTTTCATAATTATTTCCTACTTATTGAGTTATAGAGTATTTTAGCTAGGCTCTCTATAGGCCTTATTGGGTATTATTAATTCAGGGTTATTACCCCACCTTCTTCAAGGTCTTTTAAGACAAGATTAGTATACATCAGAATATACTCATCTAGTTTTTCATGCATGTTTTTCTTGGCGAGCACGATTAGATGTTCATCACATGTATTAACATGTAGGTTGATTGAGTACTCTACTTCAACCATGAACTCTTCGAAGGCCGCATCTGTTGTTTCTTCGTTTATGTCCATATTAGTCTCTCGTTAATTTTTCGAGTTGAGCGTTAAGGACTAGTATTCTTTTTTCACCATATTTACTAAAGTAGTTATTACGGTCTACTATTTCCTCATAATTTAATATTTCATTTTTTATATGATTTACTTTCTTTTGATAGGCCAATTTTTCTTTTAATGTCATGTTACCTCCGATAGAATGTATGTTGATCGATAGTCATTACTTTGTTCATTTCGTAGGCCCAATTTGGTGGGTCAATCCATGTTGCATGGTAGTGGGTTGCACCACCGCTGATATCTGTTACTCTTTTATAATAGATATTAGAGGCTAGTATTGTAGATTCTAAGAAATCGTGATCATTGGTAGGTATGTCAGACATACCATCACAGAACCAACTGTACTGGCATTTGTGTCTGATGGGGTCTTTACTCCATCCGTTGTATTTTGCTTGCTTTACAACTTCACATACTTCATTTGGATAATGTTTATCAGCTACTCTATTCATTGTAGAGAAACCTACGGCCAATTGCCCTGCAAGACTTTCACTTCTTGCTTCGAAGTATAGGTTAAGGGCTAAACACATTATAGAACTAAGCATTAATAATGTCCTCTATCATTTTTTCTCTACGAATTTTGTAGATTTTCTTCAGGTCATGAGTGAACATAGCAGTGCCACAACTATTTGCGGACCTTCCAAGGAGTTTACCTATTTGTATATAGGTGAGACCGAGGGCTTTAAGGTCTGTGAGTTTATTTAATTCTTTAGTAGACCAATGAACTATTTCTCGCTTTACTGTTTTGGTTTTACAGTTTGACAGTTTTCCTGTTCCGAAATTAAAATTGATTTTAGGTTTAAATATTAAACTCATAGATTACTCCTTTATATTATTTTTCTATTTTCCATTCTTCTACTACGGTACTGGGGCTAAGGCCTAGTTTAATTCTATCTTTTGGGCGATTATCTTCACCTAAAGGTTTATTAGACGTGTGTATTTCTAGATTGTTTGCAATTTGATTAACAAACTTCTCATATACATTTGCCATTTCATTTAAGTCTTTTATAGATGATACATCAACTAGCTTCATCATTTTATTTGCTACTTGATGAAGGGTTGAGTGGTACGTTTTTACCTCATAGGTCATTCTCGGGGTGACTCTTACTTCTGATAATATCCAGTTGTATTTATCACCTGATAGTATAAACTCATCACTTAGTTTAATCATCACCGTACTCCTTTTCTAAGGCTGTCCATAAGCCTGCTGCGAAAGACATGGAGCCTGTTGCGGATACTAACTCGTCAAGGTCAAGTCCATCATTATTTTCACCTTCAACTTTAGTTATTTCCCATTCTAGCTCACCACCTTCTGCTGGGTAGCAATCTTCAGGCATTGCGTTTACTCTCTCTGGTATTGGCATACTTATGATGCCTACATCTACGTCTAGGGTGAAGTCCCCAATCTTAATTGTTACATTCCTCATAGATACCTCCATTGAATTACGGTGTATAGTGGTATGCTATGACTATCTACATAGCTTAACTCACTATTTAGTTTTGCATGTTTTATTACATTTGTTTCACCATCATCATCAAGGATGACAAGTAACGGTTTGTTGGGTTTTGGAAGATGATTCACATCTTTCCAGCTTCCGAATATTGTCATGCTAATTCCTCCATAGTTAAACCATGCTTTTTGGCTATTGCACAATCTTCAATATAGGCGACTAGCTTATGTCGTTTAGCTAGGCCTGTTTTGACTAACTCGTTATGTCGTTTAGTCTTTGCTTTTTCTTTATCTAATATCTTTTTCAGGCTTTGTTCTTTTGTGAATACCATTAGATTTTCTCCGGTCTTTGAAGTCAGTTATGGAATAGTCGGACACGTCTAGTTCAATCCAATAAGAGTTATTGGCTTCGGATGTGTATAGGAAATTCCTTTGTTCGTGGCTTACTTCATCATTAGAGATTTCTAATGAATCTATTAAGTCTTCTATCTTATCAGTGCTCATAAGGCACTCCTTTTTTAGTTATTTAGTTAAGTATAACATGTATTACACTATGTACGCTGCTACTAAAAATCCTAGTATGAACCCTGTTATAAGGGCTGAATAGCCGATTAGCATGTTACTACTTTTAACTTTTCCTTTTGCTTTTACTACTTTTTCTACTTTTACTTTTGGGTTTATCCTATTTCTAGGTTTTAGTGATTTCTTTAGAGTGGTTATCTGGTTGTAGATACCCTTCTCTGTACGACTTAGTTGAATAGCTATTGTTTCAGGGTGCATACCTTTATGGTACTTATCCCATATTAGTTTATTCTCCCTAGCTGTGTAGGGTTTGTTGTTTCGTGTATTATTCATGGTTATTCTCCGTTATTTTTTAACATTTTTTATATAAAGTCATCTGTGTCGTCACGACAAGCTTTTATAAACTTCCTTCTTTTTCTAGGATGCTCACTTGCATGAAATCCTATCCAAGCAAGTTCAGACATCATAGTTCCGCACATTTCATAATTTAAGTTTAGTCTTTTTCTATACTTAATTATTGCAGCTGCGAATACTTTTAGCTGTTTTTTATACTCAACTAACGATTGGTCTTTACCTGCATCATCATCGACAACTCTGAATTCAAAGTTTGCCGCGAAATATGCTAGGTCACTTGCCATTTCTATTAGATTTTCTTCTTCATTGGTCATACATTACTCCGTTTAATTAATACCAAAGGGCTTGATAGTATTCTCCGAATAGCTTAAATCCTTCTTGCATTTTCTCGTCAGAATTTGGATCTGTATCCTCAAACTCCATCAACTTATGCTCAAATGCATATATCATTCTGTCTTGTATTTGTTCCCATTTGGCCCTAGTTAAATTTCCGGGGTAACAATGGGTGGTTTCTTTAAGCTGTTTAAGCATAGGTAGAATAATACAAGCAAGGGTGTGATCCATGCTAAATGTGTCGTATGTGTCTATCTTGACTTTGACAGACTGTTTAGGACTATAGTTAAACCAGCTGTACAGTAGGCCGTGATAGAACCTATATTTTGGATAATTTCCAATTTTTACTTTCATAACTTTTTACTCCTTATTGTAATAATCTGCAGCAGATTGTGCAGAACTAATTGCTTTAAGAATTTGTTTACAGGTTCCTAAAGATATGGCTTTTCCATCTTCTAATACTAAAAATATATTGACTTTATCGGGATGTTTTATTACCCCAGTATTGGACATTATGTTTGCATTAACTTTGTTGAAGGTTAATGCAGTTGGATAAACTTCATTTAAGTTGGTTATAAAATGATTCATGCTATTTCTCCTTATTGGTTGTTTAAAATACTTCTACGAAAGCTAATCCTTATTTCTAAGGATCAGCCTTGAGGGAAATATTTCTAACTTAGACTAGAAGTCTTCGTTATGAAACAGTTCTGGAGATTGATCTACAATCTCACTTACTGCCACTAGTTCTTTGACTAGAATGGCGTTCAGTTGGTGGCCGTAACCACTTTCTGAATAACTTGAAGGATAGATCTCTAACTTCAGATCAACTACACTTCCATTGCCTATCATTGCTGATGAGGGATTCTTATCAGCATCTAATAGCACTAGAGGGCGTTTCTGCACGCCCCTTTGTGTATTAGAGTAGCGACGGAAGTTAAAGCCTGAAATAGACTCACCTCCAGCAATAGCCGCTTCAGTTGGAACAATACCATACTGAGCCAGTTTGATCTGGTCATCAGTGCTGATATTGCTAAAGAAAGCGGAGACTTCAGCGCCATACCCGTTGTTAGCAGGTGTAGTTAGACGTGAGAAGTTTACTACTGCTGACTTAATTACTAATGTACTCATTTAATACTCCAATTTAAGACCTTTTGATTGAGTGGTCTACCGACTATATCGGGTTCTAACTCTGGTTAGAGACTTAATTGCCTCTCAGAAAGCCCCGTAAGGGCTTTGCAAGATTCAACTACCAACTTGCTCCATGTTTATTTAATTTAAGTTTAGCTTCATCAATACTTGGCCACGACCTTTTACTTTGTTTATTTGGTAGTAACTTCATATTGACAATGACCTTATGACCTAAGGTAACTTTATTGCCATGATTCTTTTGATAGTATTCTACTAACAATTCTCTTTCCTCTTCCATGGAAAGACCCATTTTTCGGTGAGAATCATACGTACTCTTTGTGCTTTCTAATACGAAGAATACATCATCTTTCGTATGCACACGGACTACGTTGTTGGTAACATTATCGAATCCTACTACAATTATTTTTTTGAATCTTGTACTAGCTTTTTCTCTTTCAACTTTCTTTCGACTTTTTGGTAGTAATTTTATATTGGTAACTACATTATGATCTTTAGTAATTTGATTACCATAATCACGAACATAGTATTCTACTTGTAAGACTCTCTTTTCTTCCATAGAAGAACCTAGCTTTCGCCAAGCATTACGAGTATTTTTTACTTTTTCGAATACCATGAAGACATCCCCTGCATGTGTATGTACTCGTATTATATTGTCGGCAACATTACCGAAGCTTTCTACATAAATCCTTTTATACTTTGTAGGAGTTCCCTGCTCCTTGACTTCTGCTCTTGTTCTTGTCATAATACTTTCCTTATTTATTTAATTAAACAGAGACTAATTGCCTCTCAGAAAGCTCCATAAGAGCTTTGCGAGATTCAACTACAGAAGATTATATACTGTACTACGACTTAGTCCAGTTAATTCTGCTATTTGATTTGTCATACCTGACCATGTTCTTAAAGATTCTATATGATTTATGTTATACTCGTTTATATTATCTATAGCCCTTAATTGTTCTCTCAACCATGTTCTAGGCCTTACTTTTTCCATTAACATTTCTATTTTTTCTTTTCTTCTTAACATGCGATACACATCTTCATGTATTAGTATGTCCCTTACCTGTTCTATTACAGTTTTTTGATCAGCTTGTAATACTGCGGCCCTATATGTTTGGCCTGAGTTAATAAATTTAGACATATTGTTTATTTCCCTATTTTTGCGACCCATAAATGACCTGCTAGGCCTAGTTTATTAATAGCTAATAAATAGCTACACATAGTTGACCTGCTGATAGGTAAAATCATAGGTCAACTGCTATTAACCCTAATATTTGTGTTAATAACCTTAAGAACAATAAGGCATTAATAGAATATTAGAGAATATATTAGTAATATCCTGATACCTATAAGTTGAACTTATATAGGAGAGATTATACTGAGGGGAATTCAGGTATAATCTAACCTCAGTATCAGGATATTCTGATATATTCTGGGGTATTTAGGGGTGATGGGGGGATTGTTTTTCGTCTCCCTCAAAACCCCCAGCTCTTCTGTCGATTCCTAGCCTGTTGGCCAAGAAATCGACGTTTGGGTCTATATTAGGTCAGCAAACTCTAAGGTTATACCCTTGTGGACTTGGTATAGCCCCCAGAGCCTCTGAGCTTCCTCTATTGTTATAAAGTCTGCATTATAATCTGAATTCAGCCTTTGAGCCATGGCCTCATTTAACCCACCTGACGCTACTATTGCATTGGGATACAACCCCTTTAAATAGAGGTTATAGTTATTTAGGGACTTTTTAATCGTTACCCCATTACGATCTATAGGTATAGACATATTCATTCCTTATTAATGTTTATTAATTTTATTAAAGGGATATATAAGAAGAAACTATGTATGTTTACCCTTAAATTACCCTTAGATTACCCTATAATTACCTAAGGGAGGCCCCCTTCCTTTTAGGGTGCTATCCCGAGATCCTTGCGGTGTATCACATGTTATCGGGGTCTGAGTGATACGTTGTTAGGTTACAGTCCTCGTAGTAGTTATCATCGTAGATAACTTCTCTTGTTAGGAGGATAGCTGTAGCACATAGGATGATTGTTGAGGCTACAATAGCCTTTGCCACATCCATTATTGAAAAGACCTATCGATACGACAAGTCTCACCGTCACGATAGATATCCGAGCGTTCAACCCCCTGAGAGACCCAGTGGGCTATACAGGTATTCTGTAGATCCCACTGGGATTTGAAGATCCCGTGGTTAATATAGAGGGACGTGGCTAGCATCCCAAGCGATAGCATTATGCACATACCAATGGTTAGTACACAACAAAACTTTACAGCGCTCATAGGCACCTCCTTAGTTAAAGCATTAGTGCTTTCTAAAAGGACCCGTACTCTTGAGGCCTTTTAAAAGAACTAACCACCCATAGAGCATTGAAACACGTCAGGCTCTTTAGATTCGGACTTAGACCAACGAGCTTCAGCGTTAACCAAGACTCTTTCTGGATCATGCCAAGCATTCCAAGCAGCACGATCAGCCAAGAAGGCTTCACTCGCCAAGAATTCAGACATAGCCAAATCAGCAATAGCCCGACATTCAGCAGCCATTTCTTCCGCACGGAACTGAATGGCTTCATCCTCTACAGCAGCAGAGAATTCCCAGTCACCAGCATCAGCCAAGGCAACAATACGACGCGCCTCCTTCAACTGGGCAGCAGCGATTAAGCGACGTTCACCACGATCACGGCCTTGAGAGCCTGTCGTATCCCCAACACGTTCAGCTTCTTCTAAGCAAGCCAAACCACTAAAATTAAAATTCCACATAACAACCTCCAGCAGACGCCCCCACAGCGATACGACACACCACGAGGGGCAAAGAGGTGTGAAGAAAGGAAGGACCTTTACAAAGGAGCCAAGACGGACCCTTTGAAAAGAACCCACGCCCCCCGAGAGGAGCGCAGAAAACAGCGGTTACAAAGCAGCAAGGCCGCAGAAGTAACCAGAACAAACGGAACCACGAGCACCCGGAGCACCGAGCACAGAGACCACGGCACCAGAGGCAAGAGCGGAGCGAACAGAAGCCGCAAGGGAAACCGCAGCAGGACCACCGAAGCCACCGGGAAGACCGGAGACAAGACAGCAGAACGAGGCACCAGAGGCGAGCGAGACAAGCACACCGGAACGACGAGGGCACCAGCCCACAGAGGCCACGACACCCGAGGCGACGGGAACAAAGCGAGACGCAGGCACAGACCCGGCACGCCCGAGGGAGAGCGAGGCAGGAGCGAACGGAACGAAGGCAACGGCAGGAGCCACGGCAACAGGAGCAGCAACAGGGGCCGAACGAACGAAACCAACGGGAAGAACAAACGAAGGAGAGAAAGAAGACATAACAAACACCACCGCGCGGAAAGAGGGCCAAGCACGGACAACACCCACGGCCAAGACGGCCAGCCCACGGCACCGGACGACCCGGAACAGCAGGAGCAGAAGGGGGGGACCCCGGAAAAAAAAGGGAACCCCTCCCCCCCTCACTGTACCTATCCCGCATAGAACAAACCCTCCCCGATAAACTCTAACAATCCCTAAAACAAACCTCCATACCCTAACATTTCACCACTATATCGACCCCAC